TACAGGCTCTGTAAACATTGTTCAAGTTAATATTACCGAAATACTTGGCAGTGTAAGTGCAACAGGTTCTATAGGAACACTTGAGCATAGCAACACAGTAACACTGACAGGTGTTCAAGCTACAGGCACTGTCAATTCACTTGAAGAAAAGCCTACTGAAGTATTAAACAGTGTAAGTGCTACAGGTGTAGTTGGCAGTCTCACGGTAAACGTCCTCGAAGCATTAGGTAGTGCTGCATCTACCGGAACAGCCGGAACCGTTACAACCACAGCCGTCGTCTTCGATTTCTACGCAGTTCGCGAACAATATAGCCCTCGTAGAACCGTCCTCATACCAAGAGCAGCCTGACCTATGACCACCTTCGACCGAACCATCCACGTTACATCGGAATTTAGAGTGGTGCTTATTGATGATATCGGAACCGTTTCGACGCGAACTGTCGAAGTTCCGTTCGAAAACAGAAACGTAGAAATACATCGCGGAACGTCCTCTGCTGAACGAACCGTACTTGTGGAGTAAGATAACATGTCTTTTCGCTGGCCTTTTAAAGACCCTGATGAAACTCTCGACTACAGCGTAGATTGGTCTCGCTTCTTGGAGTCGGCAACAATCTCATCTGTAACGTGGTCTGTCAAAACTTCCGTGTACGACACAGAAACAACTCTGGCATCAGGCCAAACCTTGACAACTGCTTCCGCTTCAGCAACCACTGACAGCATCCAGAATGTAAGTCAAACCAATACCAACACGGTTGCTACGATTAATATAGGCGGTGGAGTGGTTAATCGGGAATACACCTTCTTCTGCACAATTATCGACAGCACAGGTAGCACAGCCAAACGCTCCATCAAACTTAAAGTTCGGGATAGATAGACATGGCATACAACTTTCTTGGATTATCGAACGACGTTGCGGTTCGCTTAAACGAAACCCAGTTGACATCAAGCAACTTTGCTACAGCCACCGGATTTTACTCTGCAATCAAGGAAGCTGTCAACTCCTCTATCCGCCACATCAATCAAGCACATTTTGGGTGGCCTTTCAATCACAACACCCAAGAACAGACTCTCGAAGCTGGGATTACGAGGTATGTTATTCCGGGAGAAGCCAAATATGTTGACTTCGATACCTTTCGGGTTCGCAGGGATACCACCCTCGATTTGGGCAGGGCAGTTCGCCTTAAGCAGTTGAGCTATGACGAGTACGTTGACAGGTATATAGACCAAGAGGACGAAACTGACACGACTAAGGGAGCGGCTCCGGAATACGTGTTTCGCACCCAAAACAACGAATATGGTATCGTTCCGATGCCGGACAAAGCCTATCAAGTTGACTTTGAATACTTTACCTTTCCTGTTGACTTGTCCTTGTATAGTGACGTTCCGAGCGTTCCTGAACGTTTTAGATTTGTGATTGTCGACGGAGCTATGTACTACGCTTACATGTTCCGCGATAATATAGAGATGGCATCCGTATCCCAGCGGAAGTTCGACGACGGTATCAAGCAGATGCGAACCTTGCTTGTCAACGAAAACATCTACATGAGAGCAACCTAACATGCCCGACCGTTGGCAAACCTACGCCGTCGAATTTAATGGCGGTTTGATAACCAACCTATCTCCCTTGCAGCACGGAGCTAACGCACGTGTGTTGCGTAATTTTGAACCGTCTATTGAAGGTGGGTATCGGCGCATAGAGGGGTTCGATAAGTATGATGACAACCTCGTCCCTCCCTACGGTGCGCCCGTAGTTCACGGCTCTGGGCAGACCGGAACATCTCTCGTGTTGGGGAATATACACACAGAGCCTGAAGATGGTGATACTTTTACCATCGCAGGTGTCTCCGGAACGTACACAATCGACACGAGCGGCGTTAGTTACGATGCGACGAACAATCGAGCAACCTTAACCTTAACAACCAGCCTAGACTCTAGCCCCACAAATGCTGCTGCTGTAACCTTTACCAGCACCACTTCGAACTATAGAATAAACGGTATCGCAAGTTGGGAAGATTCGGTTATTGTTTCTCGAAACAACTCGATATTTCAAACGACAGGAAGCGGTTTTACCCACATCAACGTCCCCGACTATGGCACAGTCCTTGTAGACGGAGGTAGTCAGACGGGAACGAGCCTTGTTGTAGACGGCTTGACAGCAGCACCCCAAGCTGGAGACGTATTCAAAATTGCTGGGGTCGATTTGGTCTACACAGTTACGGTAGACGCAACCGTTTCTTCCGGAGGAGCAACCCTCTCTATCAACCCTGCTTTAGATTCGAGTCCTGCTGACAACGCTGCAATTACGTTTCTTTCGACAAGTAGGGATGGCACAGTCAAGTTTCGGTTTGCTCGTTATAACTTTGACGGTACTGAAAAAATTGTGATGGTTGATGGAACGAATGCTCCAGCTATCTACAATGATACAACTTTCACTGTTCTCGATGATGCCCCTATCGATGTTGTCGGAGCGAACCACGTTGTAAACTTTAAGAACCAACTGTTCTTTTCAAAGGGTTCGAACCTTTCATTCACGGCCCCTTTTACCGACAACGACTTCACTGCAGCGAGCGGCGCAGGAACAATAAATGTCGGAAATGCAATTACGGGCTTGATTATTTTTCGAGAACAGCTTATAATATTTAGTGAGAGACGTATTTCTCGCTTGGTTGGCAGTACGATTGCCGACTTTCAGTTGCAGCCCGTGACGATGGATACGGGATGTATCGAAGAAGATACCATCCAAGAGGTCGGCGGAGACATTATATTCTTAGGGCCGGATGGATTACGTTCTCTTGCGACAACCGATAAGTTCGGAGATTTCTCTATCGGAGTTATCTCTAAGCCTATACAGACCGAAACGAACAGACTTATAAGCCAAAACACGTCTTTCGCGAGTGTTGTCATAAGAGAGAAAAGCCAATACCGTATCTTAGGATACAACGCAAACATCACTACGGACGCAGCCAGAGGAATTCTTGCAACCCAAACAGAGCAAGGTATTCAATGGGCAGAGTTGAGAGGTATACGAGCGTATGTTGCGGACAGTAACTACAATGCTTCTACAGAAGTGGTAGTTTTTGGACACGATGATGGGTACGTCTACCAGATGGAGTCGGGTAACAGTTTTGATGGGGCAAACATTAGTGCGAGTTTTGCAACCCCTTTCATCCCCGTAAACGACCCTCGCCTTCGCAAGACATTCTACAAGATGTTCCTTTACACGGACCCACAAGGCAGTTTTACAGCAAATGTGTCCTTGAAGTACGATTTTGAAGAAGCGGATGTTATTCAACCTGCGACTATAACATTCAACAATGCGTCTGGTGCGGATGCTCTCGCTTTCTACGGGGAAGCAGAGTACGGAACAGGGGAATATGGTGGCACAATCCAACGGCTTTTTGATAGCCAACTGATAGGTTCGGGGTTTGTCGTATCGTTGGTTTTCAGCTCGGAATCGACGAACCCACCCTACTCCCTCGACGCTTTAACCTTTGAATATGGAACCTACGGGCGACGCTAACCGAAAAAAAGGACTTTTATTATGGGTACAGGATACACTCGTAACGACACTTCCAACAACATAGCCGACGGCAACATCATCAATGCCTCCGACCTCGATGGTGAGTTCGATGCCGTAGAAGCTGCGTTCAACTCTTCGACAGGCCACACCCACGATGGCACGTCGGCAGAAGGCGCACCAATCACGGTGGTAGGCCCCGTCCAAGACCTTGTTGTAAGTGCTACCGAAGTTAAACCGAAGACCACGAACACCCTCGATATCGGCACAGGCTCTCTTCAGTTCAAAGACTTGCATCTCGATGGAACAGCTTACCTCGACGATGTTCAGGCAGTTGGCGCAGTTGATATCACAGGTGACCTAGACGTTGACAACATCAACATCAACGGCAACACCATCTCAAGCACCGACACGAACGGTAACATAACCCTTGCACCAAATGGTACAGGGGTCGTTGCGTTGTCTTCAACTGACCTGACCTTTGGCGACAACGACAAAGCCATCTTTGGTGCTGGGTCTGACTTGCAGATTTATCACGATGGTAGCAATAGTTACTTTACCGAAAGCGGAACAGGCCGCATTTATATTACAACAAATGGTCCGTCAGTAATTCTTGGGCAGACTAACGGCGAAAATATGTTAATTGCAAATGCTGATGGTGCAGTTGACCTTTATTACGACAACTCACCCAAACTCGCCACCACCACTAGCGGCATTGACGTAACAGGCACAGCAGTCACAGACGGCCTCACAGTAGCTGGCAACGTCAGCGTAGACAGCGGCACGATTAAGCTTGACGGTAACTATCCGACAGGCACACGCAATGTGGCGATGGGTGATACTGCGATGGCAAATGCAGATGGCGCACTTGTTAACAGCACAGCGTTAGGTAATGCATCTCTTAACGCACTTACTACAGGCAACAACAATACTGCCGTAGGTGATAGGGCAGGAACAGATGTTACAACTGGTGCTGATAATACATTTTTAGGGGCGGCTTCTGGCTTCCAAACAACAACTGCATCAAACAATACGGCTGTAGGTCACATTTCGTTGTATAGCAATACAACTGGTGCAAATAATGTTGCGGTGGGAAATGACGCACTCTACGCAAACACCACCGCATCCAACAACACTGCTGTGGGATATAATGCGTTAACAGAAAACACCACTGGCACAGAAAATGTGGGGGTGGGGGCTTCAACTTTGTATGCAAACACCACAGGCAGTCAAAACACTGGTCTTGGTAGGTTGGCTTTACGGTTTAATGAAACAGGAAACCTTAACACTGCTGTTGGCTTTCAAGCACTATATTTAAACACTGGGTCAAACAATACCGCAGTAGGCTCTTACTCACTAGACGCAAACACTACAGGCCTTGCAAACACTGCGGTTGGTCGCACATCACTTAGCGCAAATACCACAGGCGAAAATAATGTTGCGGTTGGGTATCTTGCGATGGCAGGTAACACCACTGCATCTAACAACACTGCTGTGGGGCGTAACGCACTTAGCGCAAACCTCACTGGCTCACAGAATGTAGCGATAGGTGCGCTGGCTCTTGATGCTAACACAAGTAATTCAAATATTGTTGCCGTTGGTTATAGCGCATTGAGTAACAGCACTGGCGCAAGTAATACCGCCGTTGGTTCACAGTCATTGGGTGCAAATACTAGCGGCACAGGTAGCGTTGCTGTTGGTCTGTCTGCTTTAGGTGCTAATACCACTGGCAACTACAGCACCGCCGTAGGGACTTATGCACTGCAAAACAACACCACAGGAACTAATGTTGCTGTTGGTAAGGAAGCACTTAAAAATAACACAACAGGCACAAACAATACTGCCGTAGGGCGTGAGTCTTTGCTATCTAACACCACTGCCGATGAGAACACCGCACTGGGGCATCAGGCTTTGTATTCAAACACCACGGGTGCAGAAAATGTTGCTTTAGGAAGAGGCGCACTTTACTCCAACACAACAGCAAATCACAATGTTGCTTTAGGTCGTAACGCTTTGTATAACAACATCAATGGCACACGAAACATCGCCATTGGTCGGAATACATTAGCAACAGCAACTGTTGCAGATGATAACACTGCCGTTGGTCATAATGCTCTTAACGCAAACACTACAGGCCTTGCAAACACAGCAATAGGTGGGTCGGCTCTTGATGCTAATACCACCGCAAGCAACAACACAGCCGTTGGTTATGCGGCACTTACCGCAAACACTACAGGCACAGGCAATGCTGCTTTAGGTGCTTATGCACTTACCGCAAGCACCACTGCATCTAACAACACAGCGGTGGGATATTCAGCACTTGGCGCAAGCACCACTGGTGCAGAGAATACCGCTGTAGGTCGCACAGCACTTGGCACAAACACTACTGGCGGTTTCAATACTGCCGTTGGGCGTGATGCACTAAAAGAGAATACCACCGCATCCTACAACACCGCAGTTGGTTATTCTGCGCTTAT